CATGAAACCAAAAAATACCCCACAAGCTCCGAGCAAACCCACGCGCAGCGGCCATTATCAAATGGATTTCTCTTTAAATTAAACAACTTTATTAGTAAAATGCCAAGCGGTTGTTTTATGCTATAATCTGCGCCTGAGTTTATTATGGCCCATTGCATGAATTGCTTATACTTTTCATCACTTATTTCAAACTCAAACTCATAAAGCGTCTTTGCGTGGTCGTGAAAATGCTGAATGCCCATGAAGTTTACCTGAGCGCCACTGGCTTGATAAATTAGATCAACGTCTAGGGCGTCAGAGTGAGCCCTAATATACACGTGAGAATATGGGGTCTTTTCAACCAATCGGATAGCCCAAGAAAACGGCTTAAACCAGCCCTTTGGACGAGAAAAGCCAATAACTATTTTCCTCATATAACCTCATGCAGTAAATAGTTTATGTAAATAGTTTTAGCCGAAACCGAGGTGTAAACCATTCTTAAGATCAACCCAGACAAAAGGTCGGCATCGTATTTTGACGACCGATCATAGAAATCTTTAGCGATATAATTTGTGTAGGCAAATTGCCCGAGCACTCCATAAGTCGGATGCACAACATAAAAATCACAGTAGTCGCCGACCTCGGCATTGATTAGCTCAATCCCCGTTATTTTACATACTGCATAGGCAATAGTAAATTCACAAGTGTTCGCACCAATCGCAACTGCGAAAGGCTTGCCTGTAGACCTAGAATATAATTTCTTAACCCCATCTGTTTTCGCATCAAATGGCGATATTTGTGGCGTCACTGTTTTATTGGCGCTACTTAAATAATTCGTTTCAAAATCTGTGCAATCCGCAGATTGCGACCCGTCTCGCATTATTGAAGATTCAAATTCACCGTAGACTAAAGAATAGAACTCATCTTTAGTAACTACTCTTAGACCGCCTTTTTGAACTACGTTTAATTTGAATGTAGACCATGCTAAATAAACCATTTCACCCTCTAAATTATTGTGCAGTACAAAATATATTCATAAGTCGCCGCCGCCGCACTTATGCATTTAATCCTTAACCATAATTTTTCTACACCAGTAGATGCCACGTCCACTGGAGCGAAAGTATTGATTGCGCCGCCATAGTAAACATCTAAGTCGGATGATTCACCTAACTGAACCGCTGCGAATCCTCGCAAGTCAGTGTCGGTCGCATTGCCAGTATTTTTTGTGGTCTTATTAGGACGCAATTCAAACTGCGCGTTTTTATCAGCACTAATGCAAGTGATATACGCAAGCCAAACTTGCTTTCCTGACGGAATAACCGCCGAAGGAATATAACCCGCATTAAATAATAACGTGGTCAAATCAACCCAATTGTCTGTTCCACTCGCTGTCAATGCCCCGCTAACAATCATTTCAAATTTTGCAATAGGTGAAGCCAAACTTTACTCCGTTGTATAATTTATTGCTGCGTAATACGAGCCGGACGTTGATGATTTAGCCTTTGCCTTTATCCAAATCTTTTCTATTCCCGCGCCAAGTGAACTCAATGTGTGCAAAGTATTATTTTTATATAAATCTAAATTCACTGTGCCAGACGAGGCCGAAGCCGAAATACTACCGAGTAATTTTGTAGCTGCGTCTGTGCCTACCGATTGTCCGACTAAATTTGTTCTAACTTCAAAAGTGCCAGATTTATCAGGGCTTGAGAATTGACATAGACCAAACCAGATTTTTAATCCCGTTGGGATTAAACCAAAATCAATATAAAGTGCTGAGCCATAAGAGCCAGACTTAGTTTGATTGGTTGTGAAAATGCTCCCACCTGTGTATGTCGCGCCGCCTGAAGGCTTACCCATTAAATCTCACTCCCCGTGAAGCAAGACCAAACTGTTCCCTTATTCGCAATACTCGCCTCAACTGTAACTTTAAATTTATCCGTAGCAGTTCCAATGTAAATTCCATTTCCAAAATTAAGCGGTATTGTCGATTGACCTTGGCCGCCAACTTCTAAGGTTATTCTAAATAATTGGTTCCAAGCACCAGCGCCGCCTGTTTGTTTTTTAAATCTTAAATGAATTGTTGCTTGTGCGTCGTAAGAGCCCATGAATGAAGTTAAAAGAAATTTCTTACCCGTTGGAACGGTGTAAGTCATCGAAGTCATATCGACTTCGGTTCTAGTCGTCGCCACAACTTCGTTTTGAATAAGAATTGCGGCGGTTGAAACGCCAAGAGCCGCTGCGATTGCGTTTAGAATTACGGTTGCGTCCGCATCGGTAACTCTTAAGTCGCCATTTGTTTTTAATGATAATGGATCACTTTTTGCCGTTGTGTATGTCGGCGCTGCTGTCGTAACTGCGCCAAGAATAAGATTTCCTTTTTGTCCAGCGGTTGTGCTTTCTTGAGCAAGGGTTAAATTATCAGTATTTGTTTTTGTCGCGGCTAAATTCCCTCCAGACTCTAACGCAAGAGCCGAAGTATTTAGATTTGTTCCGGCATTGGCCGTAACGGGACCAAAAATTGGCAATGGATTTAACGCCGTTGCAGGAGTTAAACCGTCAACCCCCGCGACCGCAACTAAATCATCAAATTCTGGCCGAATATGCGTCATATTTTATAAGCCTAAGTGTCAGGGGTAAACATTGTCTACCCCCAACTTAATGTTTTTTATAATTCTTTAACAGTAATTGTACCAGTCAACTGACTCACTGGATTACGCATATTCTTGGCCTTAAGCAAAAGCTCCTGTGTGCCAGTCGCACCTGCGGTAAAATCAATACTCATTTTGTCTTTAAATGTGTACTGGCCAGAACCGACAAGGGCCTGCATCAATGTGGTCGGAGTGCCGTTATTATTCCAAACTACAGTAAATTCACTGTCTTGAAATGAAGAAACTAGCATTTCAATATCAGTATATTTAGCGCTTGCCGTTAGTGTAATTGTGGCTAATATTTGGAGCGATGTTGAACCAGCGTGAAGACCTGTAGCGTATAAATTATCAGCCGTTGTCGTTGCATCAAGCGTAACAGGTAATTGGCCTAAAGAATTGAGTTGAGGCAAAATTAATGCACCTGTAGAATCTTTAAACGCAAATCCAATTGCGCCATTTTTCGCCGCGCTACTATCACCTTCAACTCTTTGAGCCAGAACTGCCCCAACACCAGAACCATCTGCCAGCGTGGGGAAACTTTCTCTTTCATGTGCCATATTTTAGTCCTTTTTTAAATTGTTGAATTAAATTGCTACTACTGTAAATGGCACCTTTATGGATATATTGCCCTTACCACCACCAAGCATAGTAATGTCTGCAACAACTTGAGTATTGGGATTATCACACTCGCAATTCATTTGAGCATATCCAGGCTCAGAAATATTTCCGCCAAATTCCAGTGATAACTCGCCAGTTGCGAATGTCGTAGTAGATACACCCCATTGCAAAGTGTAAATACTAGCCTCATCCATTACTGCTCCGATTAGTCCCTCTGGCTGATTTGGTCTTAATACCATTTGTATGAGATATTTATATCCACCTTGGGATTGTGAATATTCACCAATTTGACCCGCTACAACTTGTTTATGAACTACATTTCCATTTTTATCTTTAAGCGTTAGCTTTAATCCACCACTAGCCGCCTCAGATTTTCGGAAAAATTGAAAATATATGTTCAAAGCTCCGTCTGCACTAGATTCAAGTATCTGCCCTATATCTAATTTTTGATTTAATGTCGCTGATTTTTCAGCCTTAGTTATTAAATCGCTTCCGTTTACGACAATCTTATTTGCCATTTTCTTTTTCTCCTTATTGTTTGTTTACGGCGCACTTAATCCCATAAGATGCGCACCGACTTCTACATCGGGCGAATTTATTCGCTTCTGTAGAGTTATTTCTATGCTATCCCCAACTAAACACTTTCGGTTAGGACTCCAATGAAAACTAGCACTTGGGTTAGCCGCACCAGTTCTTAGACTGGCAATAACTTCTCCATTTTTTTTAACTTCAATGAAAGACTCGATGCGGCAGGAAATATTTAATCGACTCAGATAAAGATTTTGGTCTGCCACTACAGAAAAGAAAATAGTGTTAGGCAAGTCGTCAGATATAGTAAAAGTATAATCAAAAAAAAAGGGTTCGCTCATTGTCGCCGGAGCTTGAACCGGCCAACCCTTTATAATATCAACCGCCGTTGAGACAACAAGAACGTCAACTCCTCCATCATTTAATATTAACGTCGCAGGGTCAGTTGATAATAATTTTATAACGTCAGAACTGGCAGCAAAATTCGCGTAATCTTGAGGGGGAATTGTGTACGCGCTGGCCGCAGCAACGGTAACTCCTGTATCAGCAATCTCAACGTCAAAACTATTGTTATTGACGAGAATTTTACTCATATTTCCGACCCCTTCAACACAAGCGAGACTTTCAAGTTTCTAGTGTTGCCCGATAGTAGTCTAACCGCAAGTTGTACGTTGGTTGACGCAATCACGGGGACGTTTATTCCCACGCGCTTGTCGCCGCCAAAGGTTATCGGAACCTGTGCAAGTTCAATTAAATTTAAGCCGCTTCCCTCGTGCTGATAAATTCCAAGAATGTAGTCCGCCTCGACTTCGGTCCCCACCGCGACTTGAACAATGCGGCCATTACTGAATAAAACGGGAACGCCCACCACGTTTGACGGAATCCCCTCACTCGTGAGCCAAAATCCTGCAACCTTGTCACCCACCGCCCCGTAAACAAAACCCGGACTTGCGGGACCAACAATGTCCCCCGGAGCAACAAAAGGAATATTGTTTAGAACAATCTTGTTCTTGATTTGATCTTGTAATTTGCCCGCCAAGAAACGAATCCGAACCGGACCCTCGGCGTTCACGTACATATATTCCCGGTCAAAATTTATGTACTTGAAATAATAATTGTAGTTCCCCTCGACGGCGACCGGAATAATGTCGGCGGGAATAAATGTGAGCCCATGTTTGATTTTGAAATTAGGGTTTTCACTGGGAATAGTTATGTCGAAAAGTTGAAAGTCCCCCTCAAACCAAACTTGTCGGTTTATGAAATTGCTCAACCTAGCGAAATTTTCCCGGGAAACCGGGTCCTCAATGTCTTTGAGGATTAGTTCAATCACTCGAATCCCCCCAATAGTAGAAACGGGGCTTGACGCCCCGTTCCATTTATGTTAGACTATTAGTAATTAGGAATTCCAAATACTACCATTTGCTTCCAGGGAGCCACACAAACGAGGTCGCCGTACATAGAATGGTCCAGCAAATAACTGTACCCCGTTTGTTCGCGAACCTCGAAATATTCAATTCCACCGGGAGATTTTCGGCGCTTAAATAGGCCGTTCGAGTAGAATTTAATTGACTTCCAATCAAGTAGCAAAATTTGGTCATCTGGCATCTCGTTGATTGCCACAATGGTCAATGTCTGGCCCGAAACTGAGCCAATCTCAATTGTGTCCCAACCATATACACTCACTTTACGCGAGTTCGGAATGATGTTGAACGCGCCCTTTTGTGTCTCAAGCGACGTTAAACAAGAACCGAAATGTTTGAAACTCATTAGGACTTCCGGCGCAGCGCCGCCCTTTGCTAATTGCATACGTTTTGTATATGCAGCAAAGACCGTACTTAGCACGTTAGTCGCAGATATTGAGGTTCCGCTAAATTGAGGGCATTGCAAAAATTCATGGTCAGTTTTCAACTGGCCGAAAAGAGATGCGCCGCCGCCATTAACCGCAGACAACAATTGGCTTGGAAGTGAAGTCATACCGCCCGTCAATGCGCCCGGGTGATAAACTTTCGCTCCCTCGGCAACCAGGTAGGCTACCAATGTGGTAGCAACCCCACCGCGAGTGAGTGACAATGTAACTGTCTCGTCATACACGCTCACGTTGATAACGTAGTAGTCTAATGGACCCGTGTTGGAATCCTTTAGCGTTACCTTTTGGTCCTTTGTGAAGCGGTCAATATTAGACACGCCAATCACACCGCCCGCAGTTCCGTTAGAAGTAACCTTCGCAAAGTGTGGGCCGCCCAAAAGATGGGTCGAAACAACCATTTTGAAGTACATCATCATTGAATCAATTTGGTCCGGCAATATTTTGAGGAATGTACTCTCGGGGATTTTCCCGTTGTGTTCCTGCAAATCCCGGTGATTCCATGCGAGGGTTGCCCAAACTTCGGGCTGAACCGCAATACTTCCCCGGATATACTTATGACGTGACACGTCATTTGAGGCAGTTAGCTGGCCAAATTCCACACTTGAGGCGTGTTGGCCTTGAAATGGGACAATAAGTTCCCCGCCTTTCCAATCCTCAATTTGCTCGGCTTTTTGCATCAAGTAATCCCGCTTAATATATTCGCTTTTAAGCAATTCCAGCGGAAGGAATTGATTTAACATACTCTGAAATTCTCTTGTAGTTCCCATAACTTATAACTCCATTTTTCTTAGCTGCCTTGAGCGGCGTATTCTTTCGCCAAGTCTCTAAGGTCATCTATTGATTTTGGCGACTTCTTAATGGGGGAAGTGCCTCGCCCCTGTACTGCGGGTATTACGGGTTTCCCGGTCGCTTGCGGCGTCGGTGATATTCCCGGGGAGTTCTGCATTTGCGATACAGTCCCGGAACTAATAAGTTTCCCGTATTTGGCCAAAACTAGATTCGCCGCTTGTTCAGCGGTTATGTCCGTCTTGCCTCTATGCCAAGCTAGCTGCGCTTCCTCAATTATCACATCTCGGAATGAGCCTTGTTGACCTGTTTGTGAATCCCACGAGTTTGCGGCTTGTGCGATTTCCGGTCGGAGTAGGGTCATTTCAAGCTGCATAGTTCTTGTCTGAACCGCTTGAGATTGAAACCTGTTTTCCAACTCGGCCTTTTCTTGTTCCAAATCATACGACCGTTGACGTTCCATGGCTTGCGACCGTAGAGCGTTCTTTTGTTCGGGCGGTAAATTTTCTTGGTTAATTTTTTGTTCGGCCCAATCGAATATTTTTTGTTCGCTTAACCCGATTGAATTAAAAAAGTTGTCCAGGTCGCCTCTATTTAAGAACGACGTGACTTTTCTAACATCGCGGTCAAGGGCCTCGTATTCCTGAGAAACTTGTTGAAACTCACTTTGAGTTCCGTCAAATCGAGATTTTAAGTCCTCAAAAGCATACGCTTTAGTGAAAACGTCTTTCACTTTCTTTTCAGATTCGGGGTCCTTTACTAAGGGACGCCAAAATTCCTCTAACTCGTGTTCCTTTCCAAAAGCTTTGAACTTATGGTTGGGTTGATACGCGGGCGGAATTACTTCCCCGGTTGCAGACATTCCCGGCGAACTTGTCGCGGGCGTTGTAGCTGCGGCTTGCGTTGTTGTACTTTGCGGCGTTGTTTCTACACTTTGAGCGGCGCTTGCGGCGTCCGTTCCCGTTGTGCCTACGGGTTCTAACGAATTGCTTGTCGTCATTGCAGTAGTCCCCCTTGAACTTGTTGTCCCTCTCCCATTCCTTGCGTTGGTTGAGGTTGCGTTGGTTGTTGTTGCTCTCTTAATTTTGTAAATTTATTCGCGATTTCAGACTGTACTTGAGTTGTCTGCATGGCAAGTTGTTCTTGTGAACTTCCTTGCTCGGCCAATCGCTTAATGAGCCAATCCAACGCCTCGGCGGGAACTGTCGCTCGTATTGATCTATTTGGTTGAGTCGGGTCGGGTACGTAGTAGTCGCATTTTATGCTCGCGCCTGACGCTGGCAAAAATTCATCTTGTGCTTTCTTCAAGTCCGCCATTTTCTGGGCGCCCATATCCTCGTAATTTTGAATAACTTGGTCATACCGCGCTTGAATTTCAGGTGACAACATTCGGTAGTCCGCTTGCTTTTGGCGTGACGCCAATTTCTTAAGCATATACTCGCCTTCATCATTCTTAGAAACAAACGGTTCCTCATTGCGGTCCAACGACAAAATCAAATTCGTTGCGGAATCTGCGTCCAAAGTTAGATCGGAAAATGCGGCCTCGTGATTTGCGAACGGCATTTGCTTAATTACATTCCCAATATTTTCGGGAGTTAGCTGCGCTCCCGCGTACTGTAAAATTTGGTTCATAACCAAATGACGGCCCATCATTGTTGTTGGGTCCTCACTCATGGCTTCGACTTTAATTTGATAGCAAAGTTTTTCCTGGGATTTGAATTCGGCAATATTTATGTATTCCGAAGTTCCAATTTTTGGAATGAGCGTTTCCTCGTCAAAGTATTGCTTGGCAAGTTCTAAGTAGGTCCGACAAACATTCACGAGGAAATTTTCAAACTTCTCGGCGTAAATGGCGAACTTCTTTTTGTTGCGAATAGATCGGTAAAGATTCGCAAAGGCGTCCCCACCCTCGACGGGCTCGGTGTCCTCTACGACTCCCGCGACCTGATACATTTCGGCAATTTGGGAAGCAACATATTCAAAAAATTGATTTCCGGCTCTACCGGGAAGTATGGTGGGCTCTTGTCCGGTAACAAACATACTGCGAATCCCCGGGAGATTCGGGCCGCTTGTTATTTTAGCGCCGTTATTCAAAATTACCTTGTCGTCCCCCAAAGTTACTTGGTGTTCGGCAATTTTTGACCCGGCCCTATTGATCTCGTATTGATACGGCCTTAATTGTTTAATAATTGACCGATGCCGGGGAGTAGTTTGAATTTCATCAAATCCCTCGTACACAAGCGGAAATACACCGAACGGAAGGGGCCCGTCCGCAATAATGGTATTCCCCGTGACTATCGCGAACCAACCCTCGGGAAAATCATAGCATGGCCGAAAATAGAACTCTTTTATTAGGGCCTCATTTTCGGACTTGCTATAGTTTCCTTTGGAACCGTCAAATACAAAAAAAGTCTCGTCCTGGGTCGCAACTATTTTTTTCTGCTTTTCCTCGTCGTCGGCTAACAAGGCCTTTAGTTCCTTAACTCCCACCATTTTTCGGATACACAACCATTTCGCCTCAACAATTGTCTTGGCTTCCGCCGGGCGGATAAGGTTGAACCCGAGAACCCTTTCAAATACTAAGTCCCCCGTGAATACCGCTTTCCCACTAGATGCGGGTTGCCCCATTTCATCAACTTCGGGAACCCCGTCGGAACTAACCGCTTGTTCGTATCCTCTAAGTTCCCCCGCCATA